GGACGGTCCCACCGGTGATGACGCCGGTGGCCGGCGTGATGCCGGAGATGGCGATAGCCATGAGTGCCTCTCTCAGTCGGGCCGGTGAATCGTCGGCCTGCTGGCGATGACGTAGTAGTTGTCGGAGCGCAGCCACCGCCCGGACGGGTCGGTCTGCAGGTCGGCGGTCGACTGCCGCCAGATACGGGCCAGATGGACGCGGTGGCCGTCCTGGCCGAGCGTCAGCGGCCCGGCCTCATGCAGCAGCTCCCACGCCGCGTCCGAGTAGCCGTCCACGACGGTCGGGTCCGTGCCGCCCCGCCACAGGAGCTGGACGCCGACCGTCACATCGGCCGTACCGTCCCCCGCCGGGGCGGCGTAGACGGACAGAGCGACCGCCGCGTCCGGGGCGTCCGGGAGCTGCCGGAAGAAGACGGCCGGGCCCGCGTACGGGGCGGAGTAGGTCGCCGGAGGGGGCCGCCAGTCGACGATCCCCGCGGTCTCCAGGTGCTCGGCGAGGCCGATGAGGAGATCGGTCGTCCAGCTCACGAGACGACCCGCCGGATCGGGTCGGCGATCGCGTCGAGGATCTCGGCGGCGTTCTCGGTCATCGGGCGCTCCAGGTACTTCATGGAGCCGCCCTTGAGCTCGGCATAGTCGGACTCGTGACGGAGCACGGCGTACGGTGTGGAGTAGCTGACCGCGCCTTCCAGGCCGTCCTGTGATGCCCTGCCGGAGTCGTACAGCTCGCCGTCGTCGCGGGGGACGATGGCCCGCGAGGCGTCGAGCAGGACCTCGGTCCCGTCCTTCACACCCTCCTCGGCGGCGGCGACCAGCGCGGCCAGCACCTCGTCGCCATGCCATTCCACGGACACGCTCACTCGACCACCACCTCCAGATGGGCTGGGGTCGGCAGCGAGCCGCCGTCGCGGGGATGGGCCTGGACGACCGTGAGCGTCCGGCCGTCCGGCAGCGTACGGCGTCCGGCGTTGACGCGGCACCGGACAGTGACCGCGTCGGCGTAGACCGGTCCGGACGCGCCGGTCCCGGCGTACGCCTGGACGGTCACGATGTGGCCGAACATGCGGTCGACGGGCGGCCTCATCGGACAGGCACCATTCCGGCGCTGCCACCGAACCGGGCGCGCAGCCGGTTGCGCATGGAGTCCGACAGCTCCATCTCGGTCAGGCCGGTGTCGGACCGGTAGGTGACGGCGTAGTCGCCGAGGGACTCCTGGACGACGCCGTCAATCGCCAGGCCGGACCCGTCCTCGGACTGCGAGGCGGCGTTGATGGCGGTCGCCGCCATCCTGCACACGAGGTCCACGATGTCCGCGGGCACCGTGGGCAGGCCGTGGGTGTAGGTGGCCTCGACCGGGTCGGGCAGCGCGGTGCAGGAGCGCCACCCGCACGGCCGGTACAGGCAGGTACGCCGAGTCGGCGGACGGGTACAGGGTGACGGTCGAGGTCTGCGAGCCGATCGGCACCCCGGCTGCGTCCTGCACGGCCGAGCTGGCGACAGCCAGGAACAGCTCGGCCCTCGGCTCGTCGGAGACGGCGATGCCGCGGGCCGTCAGGTCGGCGACGGTCGCGAGGGTGGGCATGTCACCCCCCGTACAGCTCGATCAGGTCGGCCTTGGTCAGCCCGGCCGCCTCGTCGCGGTCCGCACCGCGGGCGACGGCGTAGGTGATCCACTCGTCCTTGCGTGCCGAGTCGGCCGGCCGGGGGGGCTCCTCCTTGGCCGGGGCGAGGGCGGTCCAGCCGCCGACGCCCGCGGCGACCAGGCCGCGCATGCGGGCGTCCCGCTCGGAGCCGTCCACGGCGTGCGCGCGCTCGATCTGGTCGCCGCTGATGCGGCGCTCGTAGACCGCCATGTCAGACCTTCAGGCCGCGCAGGACGGCGTGGGCGCGCTCGGACCCGTACTCCAGGCCGATCTCGCCGTAGATCTGGACGTCCACGGACGCGCCGGTGCGGGCGAGCTCCTCCTCGAAGAAGACGCCCTTCCCCGGCACGTTCAAGAAGACGGGCCTCAGCTGGTTGAGGGTCAGGACGATGATCGCGTCGTGGGGGACGTGGCGGTCCAGCATGACGTTCAGGACGCCGAAATCCGTCTCGATGGTCTGGACGTTGACCCCGGCGACCGTCCGCTGCCCCTCGGGGATCAGCACGCTCTTGCCGTAGGCGTCGGCGTAGGCGGCGGTGATCGCGCGCTTCTGGGTGGAGTTGACGAGGAGGGTCGCCTCACCGCCGGTCAGCCCGCCGTTGTCGTAGGCCGTCTGCAGGATCGCGTCGATGTCCGTGGTGGTCAGCGTATTCGTCTGTGGCTTGATGTAGTCCAGGTTCGAGTTGCTCGTGCCCAGGGTGATGGCCGAGCCGCCCAGGGTCGCCGAGACCTTGAAAGCGTTCGTCGACTTGCTGACCACGTAGTAGACGCGGCCCGCGACCAGCGGCGTGTCACCCGTGCTCGTGAAGATGATCTTGTCGTTGTCGGCGAGCGCGGTCGAGGTCTCGGAGATGGTGTCGGTCGCCGAGGACAGCCCGGTCACGGTCAGGGTCGCCTTGGACACCTTGTTGGTCGTGATGGCCTCCAGCAGGCCCCGGGTCCGGCGCGCGGTGGAGTTGGACGTCGGGTTGTTGTAGGTGCCGTTGATGAACGACCAGTTGACGTCGAGCGCGATTTGCTCGATTGCGCGGGCGACCTGCCAGTCCAGCTCATTCGCGACGGGGTTGGTGCCGCCGGGGCGCTGGTAGGGCGCGGCCGAGGGGCTGGCGAGCAGGCCCGTCGCGGCCATCTTGGTGTAGCTGACGCTGACCTTGGACTGGTGGATCTGGCAGACGTTCTTGACGTTCGTCCTCACGCGGCCCTCGGGGGTCGGCGCGGTCGCACCCTCCACCTGGACCCGCTGCGCCGGGTCCCTGAGGTCGTAGGTCTGCCATTCGAACTCGGTCGAGGTGGTCATGCCGCCGCCGGTCAGGCCGCCGATGGCCGACAGCAGCGGCGTGTCTCGCGGGGTCAGCGCGTAGAGCTGGCCCGTGTAGTTGGGCAGGTTGAAGGTGGTGCCCATACCGGTGATGCCGGCCATGTGCGGTGCTCCTTACTGTGACTGCGACGCGTACCGGCGCCGCTTGAGGCTGATGGCGAGCGCGTGATTGCCGGCCTGCTCGGCTGCGGCGATCTGCTCGTCGAGGGACGGTGTGGCGGCCTTGCGCGGACCCTGGTCGACACCCCCCTGGAACCGGGCGGGCGGACGGGCTGCCAGGTAGGGGCGCTCTCGCAGGAGGGCGTCGATCTGGGCGGCGATCTCCTCGCCGTCGACCTCGCCGTCGTCGCCGACCTCGATCTGGTCGAGCCGGAGGAACAGCAGCGCGTCGGCCGGGTCGGCGAGCTTGCCCGCGGCGGCGGCCTTGACCTCCGCCTTGCGGATCCGGTCGTTCGCGCGGTCCAGTGCGGCCCGCTCGATCTCGCGGCGCTCGCGCTCGGTGGCGTCGCCGTACTTGGCCTCCAGTTCGGCGAGGCGGGCTTCCAGCTCTCGCCGCCTGGCGGCCTCGGCCTTGCGGCGCTCCTTCTCGGCGGCGAGGGCCTTCTGTCCGGCGGGGCCGAGCGGGGCGTCCTCCGGCTCCTGGCCGCTGGGGTCGGGCTCCGGCTCTGGAGAGGGCTCCGGCTCCGGGGTGGGGTCGCTGGGGATCGGGTCGTTTTCGGACATGATGATGGCTCCCGTTGCGGGATCGGCCCCCGCCCTTGCGGCGAGGGAGGTCAGGTCAGGTAGCCGAAGCGGCGCAAGAGGCGCTGAGCCATCTCGCGGTCGTCTCCGGCCTCGCGGTAGATCTGCTCCGGCGTCAGGCGCGCTGTCTGCGAGGCGCGGTACCGCCGCCCGCGCTGGCGCTCCAGGCGGCCCAGCCGCTGGCCGGCGAACCCGCGCGAGGTGACGCCCTCGCGGGTGTAGGACCGGCCGCCTGCGGTGTACATGCCGCGGCGGGCGTTGACGACCTGGCGCAGGTCGGCGCCGTCCCGCACGGCGCGGGCACCGGCCGCGCCGAACGCGCGGTCCTGCTCCTCGCGGCTCATCTGCTCGAACAGCGCGAACGCGTGCCCCCGTCGACCGAGCTCCCCGGCCTCATCGAGGGAGGAGACAGGCACGTGCACGCAGTCGCAGTTCGGATGTCGCTGGAAGCCCTCGCTCCAGCTGTAGAGGCGTCCGGCGAGGATGATGCAGCGGGCGCACGCGGGCAACTCCACCTGCCGCACGTAGCCGATGACGGCCCGGTCGGCGACCTGCGCGGCGACCTGCGCAACGCCGGTAGCCACCCGGCCCGCGTCCGCGACCTGCGTCCGCCCGATCATCACCAGCTCCGCCACCACCCGCGGCGTCACCTCGGACTCGGGCGCACCCTCCTCGACGAGCCGGGCGCCGCGGCGGACCGGGAACTCCAGCAGCGACAGCAGGTCGCGGCCGTCCGAGGCCATCCCGGCGAGCGAGTCCGGCACCACCACGCCGACCGGATCAGGAGCGGCCCCGGCGGCGGCGAGAGCCGCGCCCACGTAGGCGGCGCCCTGCGCGGCGGCCTCGGCCTGCGCCTCGACCATCGCGTCATAGAGGACCTGCGACGGCCCGGCGAACCAGGCGCGCACCTCGTCCCAGGACAGCATCCGGCCGAGCTGCACGATCAGGGCGGCGATCCGCTGCACGAGGCCGCGCTGGTCGGCGTAGTGCTCCTGCGCCACCCGCTCAAGCGTCGTCGACATCCGGCACCTCGGCCGGGTCGGCCAGGCTCGGGCGGCCGTTCATCGCCTGCATGAGCGGGTCCATCGCGAGCTCCTGCTCACGCAGCCTGACCAGGTCCTCGACTTCGCTCGGGTTCAGGCCGTAGCGCCCAGCGAGGTAGGGGAACGGGAAGCCCACCGCCTTCAGCTTCACCAGGGCGTCCGCCATCTGGGCGGGGGAGCGGGACTCCACGTCCGCCCACAGCACCCGGCCCGCCCTCACGGCGCGGGCCTTCGCCTCGTTGCCCTGGGCGAGGGCGATCAGCGCGAACATCTCGCGCTCGCCGGACCCGTACCAGATCTGCTTCTCCTGGCAGCGTTGCACAAGACCGGCCTCGGCCGCGATCAGCGCGTCGCCGGAGAGGTTGGCCATCTTGCCGATCAGGTAGTGCTGGGGCGTGCGGGTCTGGGCGGCGATGTGGCCGACCGCGACCTCCAGGACGTCCGTGTAGGCCGACAGGTCGGCGGCAGGCCAGTGCGCCGTTTTGGCGTTCTCGCCCTCGATCCACAGCATCCGGTCCACCGTCATGGACTCCAGCGGCACCGGCTTGGATCCGATAATCTCGCCCTCGTCGTTGAGGATCGGAGTGCGCGGCATGTCCGCACCCAGCACCACCCGGCCCGGCAGCGCCGCCAAGTCGCTGGCGGTGAACAGCTGGCTCCACAGGAGGTTGACGGCGTCCTGCATCGCGATGACGCCAACCAGGTCCGACAGCGGATCCTCGCCCAGCAGCGGCCGGTTGGGGATCTCCACCATCGGCACCACGCCCATGGGGTTGGGCAGCGGGTTCGGCTCGTGGCCGGTGTCGCGCGGCTCCCACAGCCGCACCATCTCCTCGGCCGCCACAATGTTCTGACTGCGCACCTCGCGCGCCGGACCGCGCTCGAAACGCCACACCTCGTGCGGCAGGTAGAGCGTCGCGAACTGCTTGCTGCCGTCCTGCCACGTCTTCAGCGCGGCGGCGCGACGCCGGCGGGACCCGGCCTCGTACAGGACGATCGCCTGTCGCGGGTCCTCCCACGTGACGATCGGGGTCTCCTCGTCGTCCGGGTCGCCCCACACCAGCACGTAGGAGCGGCCGCAGATCACCGAGGCCAGGTAGCCGAGCTGGGAGTCCGCGTCGAGCTCGTTCGCCTGCCAGACCCGCCACAGGTCCCTGTCCGGGCCGTCCGCCCCGTAGGGGTGGATGCCGGTCGTCTGCAGCCGCTCGACCGGGCTGTCTGCGACGACCTGCGTCCAGTTGTCCGCGAAGCCCTTGTACCTGTCGCGGAAGTACTTCGCGAAGTCCGAGCTCGCGAACCGCAGCGGGTGATCGCCGCGGTAGTAGCAGTTCATCCGGTCCATCTCCGGACGGCGCCGGTTCAGCTCCCCGACCAGCTGGTCCGTAAGGGCGCGGGCCTGCTCGATATCCACCGGTCACCACCCTCCGGACGACGTGTAGACGTAGCTCTGCCTCTTGGCCCGGGCCTCGCCCGCGGCGACCGCGTCCCCGGCCGCCTCGTGGGCAAGCGCAGAGCTCATCGCGGCGTCGATCTTCTGGGCCTCGGAGGCCTTGGTCAGGATGTAGCGGCCACCCGGGCGGGCGGCCTTGCGGGCGTTGGCGACGTGCTGCGCGGTGATCGGGCAGCCGTCGTGCGACCAGGTGGAGTCCGCCTTGCCGACGTCCGTCACCAGTCGCTCGAGGGCGGCGTGCATCTGCACCGGACGGCGCGTGTACCAGCGGATCACCCGCCTGTCGCCGTACCGGTCCACCCAGCCGTCGATCTCCGTCTCCCAGTACGGCGGGTCCGCGTACAGCCGGACCACGTCGTATGTGGACATGAGCTCGTCGAGGGCGGCGTCGACCTCGAGGCGCGGGACCTGGCCGCCGTAGTCGGCGGGGTTCCAGATCGTCGGCAGGCGGTCGGGACCGTACCGCGGAGTCCACTGGTAGCCGTCCAGCGTCTCGGCGCGCACCGCGGTGTAGTCGTCGAGGTCAGAGCCGTCGAAACCGAGCACGATCCGCGTACCGCGAGGCACCTCGCGCGGGGCCGCACGGCCCTCCCACAGGTCGGCCTCGATCCACGAGGAGTGGCCGGAGACGATCCGGTTGCCGAAGAAGCGCTCGGCCTGGCCGGGGTCCTTCAGCAGCAGCTCGGACGCCTCGGCCTCGATCGCGTCCAGATCCACCCACGGCGACCCCGCGTAGACGATCTTATGGATCTTCCGCCGCTCGGCCTTGTTCCGGTACGACAGGTGCGCCGGGGCCAGCGGGTGATCCCGGAAGATGTCACCGACCTTCGCCGCCAGCTCGGCCGTCTGCTGGGCGACCGAGTTCTCTGAGGGGTCCCACCCGTTGGTGTACTCCCACGCCCGCCCGCCCATGCCGGCCAGGCCGCGGCGCTGCGTGTCGGCGACCTTCGTCATCTTGTTCGTCGCCGTCCAGATGCCCGTCTCGTCCTGCGGCACGAACGTGACGCGCTGGCCGAGGCGGGACTGTGCCGAGGCGGTGACGACGTCGATCCGACCGTCGTTCGGCAGCCGGGTGAACATCTCGCCCGTCTTGGGGATCAGGTCCGACAGCGGCCCGTTCTCGATCATCGGCCGGAGCGCGTCGTAGATGTTGCCGACCTGCTCCTCCGAGGTCGCCGTCAGCTGGATCAGCGGAGTCGGCCACGGCATGCCCATCGGCTCGCCCGGCTCGTACTCGTAGACCCACCCGCACCCGCAACCCCAGTCGGAGCAGCGGTACATCTCGCCGCCGGTCGCCCACCCGGCGAACAGCACCGGCCCGACACCCTCCGCGCAGACCGTCGCCGCGGTGAACGGCCCCTTGCCCGCCTTCTGGGGGCGGACCGTCTGCGAACGCCGGTAGT